GCAGAAGATACAAAAATTGTATTTGATGGTAATGCCTTAGACTTCCGCATTGGCATTGATGATGGTACTGACATACTAGAAGTTGGTAAAGGAAATGCACACGGCACTACAACCCATATGACATTTGATACGAATGGTGTTATCCTTAAACCATTACAACCATCTTTTTTAGTTCAAAAGTCTGGTACTCAAAGTAATATAGCCACTGACAGCATTGTAACAATTACTTATGATACTGAAAGGTTTGATGTAGGAGCAAATTTTGCCTCGAATACTTTTACTGCGCCTGTAACAGGGAAATACTATCTTTCTGGTAGTTTTTACATTGTGCAATTTGATGAAGGTGCGGATTACTCTCAAATATATTTGCTAACATCTAATAGAAATTACATAAACCTCTTCAACTCTAAGGGCTTCGATATTGATGGAGCTCATTCTTTACACATAAATATTGTAGCAGATATGGATGCATCTGATACTGCTTATTTAGGTTTCTATCAAAGTGCTGGAACAGCACAAGCAGACGTAGGAACAAATTCGTGGTTTTCTGGATATTTATTAGGCTAATAAGTTGAAACAATACTTTCTTAAAGGAGAAAAAATATGGCCGATTTAAAACTTACTGTAACAATTAACGATGACAATCAAGCAATTTTGAAACACGATTTGCTAGACATTGATGCTTGGGTGCAAGCAGCTGTTACAGGAAAAATTAACAACTGTACGAAACGCATGGCTGCTGAAGCCACAGAAGTTCTCAAAGCTGATGATTCTGTAGAAACTATGCCAGCAACAAATGTTGCTTTATGCAAAGCCTTGATTGCAAGAGATGGTTACAAAAATAGAGCAGCTAGAGTAGAAGCAGGAGAAGGATAACTATTGAATAAAGTTACAACATTTTTAATATTTATTTGGATCGTTGCTGTAGTAGTTGCTGCTTACCCTGCTTTAACAACACAAGCACAACCATTAATGTGTAGTGAAAGAGCAAGTTTGTTATCTGGTCTTAAAGAAAATTTTAATGAAGTGTTGACAGAGCAAGGTTTAGGAAGTAACGGAGTTTTAATAGGAATTACAGTAAGTCCACAAAAAAAATGGACATTATTAATGGTACCTAAACATAATCCTTACAGTTATTGTGTTGTAGTTAGCGGATCTCATTGGAAACAAGATCCATCAGCATCAACAGGTTTATTAGATGGTGGCAATAGTTTGATGTCAATAGGTTTTGATGACGATCTTAATTGGACTTTAATAATTGTAGATTACAAAACTAAAGAAGTATATCCTGTATTTGATGGTTATGCTTGGGATAGAATAAAAGACATCAACATACAAGAACAATCTTTGTAGGTATAAGGAAAATAATATGACAGATTTATCTGAATCAGAAGAAACAAATCAACCTATAGGTTTAGAAGATCGTAATGCTCCTATTATAGATATTATTGGAAGCCAAGCAGCTGCTCCAGTTTTACCTTCTGGAGCTACTTTTGTCGGGGCTGGACAAACTGCACAAGCAAATGAATTTCAACAAACACCACAAATAACAGATATAGGACAGGTTGCTGTTCCTGATATTACACAAGCACCAGCTACACAACTTACACCAACTACTGCTCCAACAGTTCAAACAGCACAAAGGGCTGAACAACTTGCTCCTATGCAAGCTGCTACACTTGCTGCTCCTACAAGAGTTATTGATGCTCCGCAACGTGGTGTTTCTGAGCAAGCTATACCTATTGCAGCAACACAAGATTTACAAGAACAAGCTACTGTTCAATATCAATTATCTGAATTATATAAAACTATAGAAGAAGGTAAACCATTACCAGCTTGGGCTTCGGGTGCTGCTAGAGGTGCATCACAAGTTATGCAACAAAGAGGATTAGGTTCTTCTTCAATGGCTGCCGCTGCAATTGCACAATCAGTAGCTGAAAGTGCATTACCAATCGCTGCCGCAGATGCACAATCTTATAAACAAATTCAATTACAAAATCTTACCAATCAACAGCAAGCTGCATTAACAAAAGCTGCAACTTTTGCACAAATGGACACAGAAAATTTAAATGCAAGGTTGACATCTGCTGTAAATAATGCTAGAAACTTTTTAAGTATAGATACACAAAATCTTACTAATCAACAAAACAGTAACACCATCTCACATCAAACAAAAGTTCAAGAGCTATTTACAGATCAAGCTCAAGAAAATGCTACACGACAATTAAATGCTAAAAACCAAATACAGGTAGAAGAGTTTTTTGCACAACTTGGTGTACAAGTAGACGAAGCAAATGCAAATAGATCTGTAGCTATTGACCAATTTAATGTAGGTCAAAAAAGAGCACTAGGTGAGTTTAACACTAAAATACAAGATGCTAGAGATAGATTTAACGCTACTATGCGATCTCAAATAGATGCTTCTAATGCTTTGTGGAGAAGAACTGTAAACACCAGAAATACTTCTATACAAAATGAAGTTAATAGAGTAAATGCTCAAGCATTATTAGGATTAACTACAGCGGCACAAAATCAGTTGTGGCAACAATATAGAGATGAAGCAGGTTGGCTTGTTGGAACTACCGAAGCAAAACTAGACAGAGCACATCAATTTGCTTTGATGGCTCAAAGAGCAGATTTAGCTGCTGATGCTTCTTACGCTGATAGTTTTGGTCAAGCTCTAGGTGCTGTTGGACAATTTGCACTTGAATCTATTTTTGGACAAGGATAATAATATGAGACAAAAAAAATTTTTAGGAGGAATCATAGGTTCTATTGCTACAAATTTTATTGGGAGTAAGTTAAAAGGTGGTGGCGGTGGTGGATCTTCACAGCAGCAACAACAACGACCACAAACAACAGCTCAAGATAGATTTGCAGCATTTATGAAAATGAGTGAGGGCGCACAAGAAAGTAGAGCATCTATACAAAATAGAGTTCTAGCAAGTAGAAAAGCCAATGCACAAATAGAACAAATACTTCAAAGAGAATTAGAATTAGCCTACAGAGATCCACAAGTAGCTGCTCAAAGAATATTTAAGGATGTTGTATAATGGCTAGAAAAAAACCAAATAAAAAACAACAACAATATGACAGAGATAAAATAGATCCTTTCTCTGTTCCACCAGCAGGATATGGCTTAACTACACCTCCGGGTAAATGGGCTTGGGAACAACCACCAGAACACGTTGATGTTGAAGATGCTTATGAAGAAATAAAAGCAAAGATGATGGTTCCAGAAAATAGAATGACAATGATTCAATTAATTGATGCAGGTGTTCCTATTGAAACTCTAGTGCGTACTATCACATTTGCAGGATTTACAGAAGGTAAATTTACACCAGATGTAGCAGAAATTCTTAATCCCTTACTAGCTGTACACATGGCTATACAAGCAGACAAAGCAGGGATTACACCAAGAATGTTAAATAATCCACCAAAAACATCAGTAGATAGTGATGTAGTCTTTGATATAATGAAAGATCTAAATCCCGAAAGATATTTACAATTAATAGATATGCCTTTGGATGAAAGCGGAGAAGAAGAAGAAGAAGATCAACCAAAAGAAAAGAAAACAGCTGAAAACTTTATGGAAATGGAGAAAGTAGATGGGTAAATTAATGAAAGCAGCTGTTCTTGGTGGCATAGGACAAGCATTTACTGGATTTACGGAAGCTAAAGAAGCAAGAAGACAACAAGAAATTTTGTTTGAAAGACAAGATAAACAAGCAAGAGAACAAAGAGAGTTTACAGCAGGGCAAGCTCAAATAGAAAGACAAACACGAGGATTTTTCTTACCGGGAGAAGATCGTAGTGGCTATGATAAAATGATAGCTGACCAATTACAGAGAAAAGAACTTGCGAAAAGAAAAAATGATAGCCTTGATCCTACTAAATTTTTGATAAATGGTGGTGCTAGGTTAAGAGGTGTTCCTGAGAGTGTTGCTGGTGCTGTACCTTCTCTTGATTTAAGTGCATTTAAAACTAGAGATGAAAGACAATTTGCAAGAGATGACGCAATAATAAAACACGCTAACAAAGTTATTGGAGTAATGAGAGCAGAAGATAATACTTTATCATATAGAGATGCGTATCAACAACTATTAGAAAATAATCCTACTTTTGGACAATCAATAAAAGATTTAATTTATTCTAAACATGATGACGAAATGCAAAAAGGAGGTTCTACTAAAGATACTATAGGAGTGCCTCTTCTCATAACCGGACGAAGTTTATTTGGATCTACTCCAAATCTTGCTGGTGTTGCTAGTGCAGCCATTGTAGAGAAAAATGAAAAGAATATGAAGCCGGCTGCAAAAGAATTTAATGCAGGATGGAAGATAAGTGGACCTAGTGAGAACATAGCTGGTAGAGCACTCGGTAGTGTTTTTGCACAGACAAAGACAAATTTAGGTCAGAGTTTCCCACCAAGATTACAAAAATTAGCCAACGATAGATTTGCTAATCTTAACGATAGAATGATAAATGAAGATATATCTATGGAAGAATTTTATGGTGAAATGAAAAATCTCATAGGTGGTACTCCAACCGAACTACAAATGAGAACAGCATTTAAAGAAGCAAGTAGTTATTTTCAACCTGCTGTTACCTCCAGAGGATTTTTAAAAGGTAGTGGACAAGGTGATGTAAATCCTAATTTTGAAATAATACCTACAACTGCTTCTGATAGAGATAAATTACACGGAAGATCAGCTGCTGAATTAAAAAGCACTACAGTAGCTATTGCAAAAATAGCATCTGAGGGTAATGTAGATGTTTCTCCTGCAAATGCAAATATTGATAGAAAAATTTCTACATTTGTAACAATTTTTTCTGAAGGTTTAAGAGCTATAACAGGCGGTGCTGTTGATTTAACAGGACAAGAGTTTGTGAAGGTTGGTACTGAAGATATAATAGGACCAAACAAAGAACAAATTAGAGATTCTTTATTTAGTGAACTTGATTCTACTATTTCTAATATACAAAAAGACAAAAAAGTAATTGGGTTTTCAGAAGAACAAACAGTAAATTTAAGTAAAAAATTACAAAAATTTAAAGCTGAATTAGCAAATAGTACAGATGATCAAACATATTTATTTAACTTTCAAAGAGTTAAACTAGCTTTCTTATACGCTAAGTTTATTCAAGGTGGTGGCGGTGGTAATGCTGTATCTAATGCTGACTTTGATAGAAACTTTGAAGCACTATTTGGTATTTATAGTAGTAATAGAAATGTTGTATTGGCTGATATGATGAGAGGTATCGGTTCTATACATAATGATGCAAAAAATTCTATAGTAGATGCAGAAGATAGACAAAAATTTACAGCTAATCTTGGCGGTCAAAATAGAAACTATATATCACCAGCTTCAAAAAAATTAATACGAAATCATAATAATACAACAGGAGATTCGTTAAGTACACCGGGTTATCAATCAACAGCTAGATATTGGATTAATGAATTACATAAGGGAGATGTGGAAAAGGCTTCACCTCTTTTAAGAGCGATGTTAGTATCTAGAGGTCAAAATGATTTAATAGAAATTTTAGAAAAAGATGCTGGTG